GGTGTTATCAATCAAAGTTTGTGTAAAGGTGAGCATCTCTTTCAAATCCAATGTGACATCAATAGAAGATATTTGCTGAACGAAATTCTTTTGTAAGTATCTATGTTCCAATTTTGGAAGATATTGGCTTAAATTGGGCATAGAATAAACGGCTTGACCAATTGTAACAAGATGTTGTACTTCAGTTCTTTCAAACTTCCCAACCAAACACACATAGTCAATGGGTTCGTTTTGTATATATCTGTCCATCATAAATTCAATCACTCTTTGATATAGTTTCGTTTCAAACCACACTGGTTTAATTCTTGGTAATAATGCTCTTGTCTGTTCGTAGTAAAGCAATTGACCGATGATGTATTCTTCAAGCTCGTTCGTCATAATCTTTCAAATTAAATTTGTTTTTGTTGTTAATGATTTCAATTGTTTTGTTTTTCTCAAAATCTTTTGGTGCATATAAACCTGAATAGTTTTGAGTGATGGAGTGTTCAACGACCTCCGTGAATTCTTTTGGTGTGTATTTTGACTGACAAGATTTGATGAGTTGTTTAATGCCAGTTGTTGTGTATTTCTGTTTTTTTTCTTTCTTATACTTCAACCACAAATCAAACGATAGTTTGTATTCTTCTTTTACATTATCACTATCACTATCACTATCACTATCGGCATTTTTGGTAAGCGGTCGTATGCCATCGGATGCGGTCGCATCCCACCGCTTCTTTGCATTGTCCGAATTCCGTTCACAAATGGATTTATATTTTACCAAATCTCTCATCAATGATTGCTTGATAGGTTCAAAAGCAATGCGAGTAATCACATTGTCCGTCTGTGGTTCTTGGTCATTCACATATCGTAGTATGTGCTTAAACAGATCACCAGCCTGTTCGTTTGTCAGTTGGTCTACCGTGTGAATTAAATCACAATAGAGTAGGAATGATTTCTTATTTTTTGACATAAAAAAAGCCCCATCAAATTAGTGCAGTAAGAGTGCGACTAATTCAACAGGGCAAATATCTTTTAACATACAGGATCTCTTACATCCCAGTTAACGCAACAAAGATAATCAATCACACATCATATCCCAATTCTTTTTTCACTTTTGCTTGGTGTTTTTGTCGAAGCTCATAGGTCGCACCTCGCAATTCGGGATCATCTAACTGCAACCGTTGACGGCATCTGCGGATGGTTTCCGCTGGTGTTAACTTGCCTGATTCCAAACGATGGAAGAAGTTAAACAAATTGGATTCTCTACGCCAAATCATTGACATCAAAAGGTTGTCGTTGTCTCTTGTTTGTGGATATTGCTCAAGCAATTGTCTCACAAGTTCTTTGGTTACATTCATAGGGGTTTTGTTTGTGTGTAAAGGTGACGCACTTTGCATTCGCTAAATTGCATTCGCTGGGCAATCTGTCTCCAGGTGCAACGCATATCATCACGAAGGATTGCGATTGCCCAACATAGTGCTTGTTTATCAGTTAGATTTTTCACAGTATATTTTCTTTGCATTGGCAAACCCGGCATTGTATGCGAGTTGTTGTTCCATTTTCTCCAATTGCTTGAAGTTGAAGATCAGGTGTGGGCTGATATCCAAATCGGGGAACTCCGTGCGTAGGTGTTCAACCAAGCGGTCAATTGGTGTCTTCATGTTCTGCTTTGATTATGTCTTGAATCTGTTGTGATATTACTTTGATTAAACTGATGATATCAAGATTGTGATTGATGGTCTTAATGTCTTCAATTTCTATCTCTGTGTTTGTGTGTTTAACCCTGATCTTCATTTCCGTTTAGAATTATCTCTTGAAGAACTTTTAACCAATAGTATTTGCTTACTTCTGTGCAATGATCCAGTATTTCATATACTGCAACTCTCGCACATTTGATTGCATCGTCTTCCGATAGTGAATGAATTATATCAAAATCTCCATCTACCAATTCAACCGTTTCCGCATTGATGGTGTAAAATTTGGCGATAAGCTCTTCGGCTTTTTCTTTGGGTGTTATATCTGTTTTCATTGTCTGTCTATAAATTCTGCGTAATCTCGTGCATCTTTTTCCGATTCAAAGGTGGCGAGTAATTCTCCAGCGAAGTATACCCGCCACTTGCAAATGGAATTAATTGTTGCTTTCACTACCCTTGCTTTTAACATTTTTCAAATCTGTAAATTGGTTCTTGAAAGTTTGCAATTTGTCCTCCAGTTCTGCGATTCGTTTCTCGCTCATCATCTTCGCTTGGTTTAAATCATCCTTGCCTTGCTGGATGGTTGACCGAATGGTTAAGATTTCTGTTTCCAAATCCCAAATGTTGCGATTCTTTTTGTTAATTGATTCTTGCAATTCCTCTGCGTTTCTCTCAACTTGCCACAACCGGTAAGCGAGAAGGACAGTAACACCGCCCAAGATCAAGTAAGTTATCATAAGAATTTAAATTTAATGATATTTTGATTTTTATTATTATTTCTCACGACTTCAATTCTGTTTAATTCAACATACTTTTTAATCAAAGTGGACACATCCGATTTGCGATGCTTGTGAAGAATGTCAAGAAATACAGGATCTTGTCTGTACACCCATTCATTCCCATAAACGCTTTTGACATCATCCAGGAACAATTGAGTTGTCCTGTGAACTACTCGGTTCGGTCTTTTGCTTTTGGGCTTTGTAGTGCCGTTAAAATAAAGATTCAAAACATCTGTTGCTTTTCTCAAGATTTCCAATTCAACCTCGGTGAATTGATTAAATAATTGTATTTGTTTCATAGTTTTATTTTGCTTTTCCTTTGTAGAATTTGTGATTGAAAATGGCTTGACTGAATTGGTCAAACTCTGGCTTGTACTCATCCCTTTCAAACTCATACGGCTTGGCTTCGGGAAGTTCTTTGTTCATTGCCTTCTTAATGCAGTGAAGACCGTAACCCACCGCAAAAACGATGGGTGTTAAAACGATTGGATAAATTATGTCAAGTGTCATAGTTGTAAAATTAGTGGGCAATTAAGCCCCCTCGTTGTTTAATAATCTGTAAGTGTTACCATCGTTCTTTACTCCATCTTTCCATAAAGAAAAAGAATAATACTCACTTACTTTGATGATAACTCTTTTTGCACCTGCACTTACAATTGTGCAAATAAGTTCTTTGCCCGACCTTGCACAAGCCAAAACTACTTGTGTGTTTCCTCTTTTTACCGCTTTTTGAAAATCCTCGTGTGTCATATTGTTTTGTGTTTGTGTCATATCCATAATTCAAACTAACAACATTCTTTTCACTTATGCAAATTTATTTTCTAATTGGCTTTGTGAATGAACGATTTATTTTGTGATTGACAAAAATAGTTCCCCAGCGTAAGTCAATTTCTCATCAATGATTTCTTGGATGTCCTCTTCCAAAGTGATGAGTGTGGTTGTGAGCTTCTTGCCAATGGGCATTCGTGGATCATAACTGACAAACAAACCCTCTTCCAATCCGGTTGCAATCATTCCCATCTGCATTTGCCAAAAGTATTCCGTGCGTTTTGATTTCAACTGCTCGTTGTTTTTGATGAAGAAGTTTTGCAAGTGGTTGCCTGAATTAAACGGGCATTTGATTTCTACCAACTGATGACCAAGTGCATCAGGTGAATACCCTCCCCATTCTCCATAGGTGATGAAAGTGTATGTCTCTGCACCGTAGTAAGTAAAGAAATCATCGGTTTGTTGGGAGAAATAGTGGAAGGCTTCTTTCTCGTGTTCCTTGCCCCAATCCAAAGCACGACCATAGATCTCCGATTTCGCACCGGTTAAGTATTCCGCTGCCTTCTCAAAGACAAATGATTTCGCAGTTTCCGACAAGAACTCCGATTTGTTTTTCGGAGTTCCCATCAGTTTGTGGATTTCGGATGCGGTGAAGCGTGAACTTCTCAACCTTTGCCAATCTTCTTCGTTCAAAGAAGTGTGAATAACTGGATGTGTGTTATTCATTTCTCTCCGATTAAAAGTTTCATATTGACCGGAGATACCTCAAACTTGCTTGTGATGTCTGTCATCAATCCACCCGTCTTTAAGTGTTCAACTGCTTTCGCCCACGATGGATGCTTTGGTGTGAGTTCATCTTTCT